GTGGGCGGGGGCGGGCGCGGCGAGCGCGGCGGCGGCGGGCGCGTCGGCCTCCCCCGCTCGTATCAGAAACGTGGTTCTGTAGGATTGGCTCATTATGAGTCATCTTGATCCTGCCAACACGCCCGCCGATTTCGGGCTCGCATTCGACTATAACGTGTGGACCCCTGGCACGCAGATCATCCTGTGCAACGTGCCGTGGGACTCCACCTACCGTGACGTCGTGTGGTGGGACGACTACGACCAATCCTTCGACGCCATCGTCAACAAGCATGGGCGGCACAAGCAATGGGTGACGATCAACAACCTCACCTACCTCAAGCAAGGCCACCCGATCCGTGTGGACTTGCCTTTCAGCAAGGCGAACCAATTCAACTACGTGATCGCCCGCAACAACGCGGACTCCATCAACTCCCGCAACACGTTCTACTACTTCATCCGAGATGTCGAGTACGTCGCCCCGAACACCACTCAACTGAACGTGCAACTCGACGTATGGCAGTCCTACATGCACGAATTCGAGATCTCCAGGTGTTATGTGGAGCGCGGGCACCTCGGCATCGCAGCGGAGGACCAGTGGACTGACTTCGGCCGCATGCACTTGACGGTGCCCGAGGGCATCGACGTCGGGGATGAGTACATCGTCGGGGACGCGTGGCGCAAGTTCATCGCGGCCACCCCCTCCCCCGATGAGGGGCAAGAGTACGATACTGCCGACTACGACGTGATCGTCACCTCCAGCATCGACCTGGAATCGGACTACGGCACCGAGGACGACCCGACGTTCACCACCGCCAAGGGCTCCATCAGCGAAGGACTCCCCAACGGGTGCAGCGTCTACGCGATGACGGTTGACTCGTTCACCACCATGATGGATGCGCTCTCCCACGCCCCGTGGGTCTCCTCTGGCATCGTCAGCATTACTGCCATCCCCAAGGGAATCATCGATTGGGACAAGCTCGCTGACAAGAAGACGAAACTTCCTGACGTCTCCTACGCCGATCCGGGTGACAAGAAGAATAGGAAGTCAGCCACCAACGCTGAGGTGTTCGTGGCTACCAAGGGCTTCGGCGATGCTTTCCTGAACAACAAGAGCATCGAATTGACTCACATGTTCCGGACGGACACGTCAATCCCAGACAGATACAAGCACTTGTGGAAATTTTACACGGCGCCCTACATGTGGTACGAACTTACAACTTTCACGGGCACGCCGCTTCTGATTAGGCCGGAATCGATCAATTCTGTGTCGTTCAACGTCACGCAGTGGGCCCATGTCGTGCCCCCGAATCCGCGGGTCATGTTCACGGTGGACAATCACAACGAGTACTCACGATACTCCGGCCCCCGCGAATTGTGGAACGGCTTCAGCGAGCACTTCGACGCCATGACAGGTTTCGCGAACCTACCGACATTCTCATTGACGAACAACGGGTACCTGAACTACATGGCGGGCAATGCGCACTCCATCGCCTACCAGCGGCAGAGTGCGGACTGGAGCCAACAAAAGGCGCTCAGGGGAGCATCCACGCAGTATGCGCAGGCCCAGGCCAGTCAGGCTCAGGCCTCCGACATGACGGCCATGGGCAATTACTACAACCAGAAGATGACCCAGTACAACGCCGACCAGCGTTTCATGCGGCAGGGTGTGAACGCCATTGGCGGGGCTCTAGGGTCAGCGCTGGGTGGCAACATCCTCGGTGGCGCGATCAACGGCCTCACCGCCGGGTACGCGATGGGCAATGAGTACGGCACCGCGTTGGAGAACCAGCGCATGAAGAGTGAGGCGGCCACCGCTATGACGGGGCTGAAGAATTCCTACTCGCAGTATTTCGCCGACTCGAACCTGGAGATGGCCAAGTTCGCGGCGAACGGGGACTACGCTAACGCGATCGCCGGCATCAACGCGAAGGTGCAGGACGCCGAGGTCATTCAGCCGACGACGAGCGGGCAGAGCGGTGGTGACGCGTTCATCCTCTCCGTCGAGGGCTGGTCCATCTGCTTGCGACAGAAATTGTTGAACGTGGGCGCCATGTGGCGCATCGGGGAGTTCTGGCTCCGCTACGGGTACGCCATGAATTGTTTCACCAAGCCGCCCAAGGACTTTCGCTGCATGCAGAATTTCACCTACTGGCAGATGAAAGAGTGCTACTTGCGTGCGGCCACATGCCCAGAGGGCTTCAAGCAGGCCATTCGCGGCATCTTCGAGAAAGGTGTCACGGTGCACCACAAGAAATTTACGATCGGAAGCCAGGAGATTGGCGACAACGAACCACTGAAGGGGATTCACATTGGCGCGTGGTAAGAGGCCTGACTACGTCGGCGACTACATATATCCGACAACGGCCGGTGTTGCTGTCGGAGAGCACTACAACCAGAACACGGCGATGGCGCGGGAGCAGGCGCTCATCCGCATGTACCAGCGCACTCTGACGGAGATGTGCTCCAACCGCTTCAAATGGTCCGGCATGCCCGACACCATCAGTGAGCGGTATCTGGAGATGACACTGTTCGAGCAAGCTCTCGCCGTGTTCTACTTCGACGAGGAATTCGACAAGTTCCTCGCATTGAGAGCGTCCGGCTTGGGCGCCGTCAACATGTACGACGACCCGACGGGGTTTACGGTGTACGGGAACCAACTGTTCTCCAGGCAACTCTCCGCGGCGGATTGCGTGCCCATCTGGGCGAATCAGACGCGCATCCCCGACTTGGAGATAGTGTCCCTGTACTCGCAGCGCCTGGCAGCCATCGACCGCACCTTCGAGATCAACATGCTCACAGCACGGCATCCCGTTGTATTCGCCGTCGATGTCAACGAGCGCAAGACATTCGAGGAGTCATTCAACAAGGTGATTGAGGGTCAGCCGGTGATTTTCGGCTCCTCCCAACTGTCTCCCGAGAACATCAGCAACAAGGTCTCCATGTTCGATCTCGGGTACAAGCCCGGGCAGATCAAGGACATGCAGGAGGCCAAGGCGCGTGTGTGGAATGAGTGTATGACGATGCTCGGCATCATGAACGTCAACAATGAGAAAAAGGAGCGCATGGTCGTCGAGGAGGCGTCCGGAGCGTCCGGGCAAGTTCTCGCGATGCGCGCAGTCGCCCTGAACGAGCGAATGCGCGCCGCTGAGAAGATCTCGAAGAAGTACGGGTTATCAGTGACTTGCGAGTGGAACCTCGACGAGGTGTCCTCCGCGCAGTATGCGGTTGCCTCGTCGGTGGCCGGAGCTGTCGGTGAGGGCAATACGGCGCTGGGCAGTACTGACATGGAGGAGGCGCATAAGCGTGGCTGACTTCACCATAGAACTACGCAATGTCGTGAGTATGGTCGGGGCCGATCATGTGGGGTTGTCGGACTACCCCATCTTCGATGAACAGTACCGCGAATTCCTGAACGCGAAGATCATCGACCACTACTACTACCGCGAGATCGGGTTGGAGACGGTAGACATGTTCATCCGCCAACTTCGAACGAAGATGTGGGAGATCATGCCGTACTATAACAAGTGGTATCTGGCTGAGGACAGGATGGCGGACATCGACCCGCTGTCCACGCAGGACATGCATTCCAGGGGTAGTGCTAATTCCCATGCATCGTCATCCATGAAACAGAAGCACGGCGAAAAGGCCAGCAACCTCACGAAGTCCGAATCAAGGTCCAAGGCTCGCACCGTCGATTCCGAGACGCCCCAGACGATGCTGGCCGGCAACCGGGACTACGCCACTGCGGCGCGCGACAACCACAGTAGCGGGGATGGGACGAATGATGTCAAGTCCAGCGGCTCGTCGGAGACGAGTGCAGACAGTACGAATTCCGCGGGCAGTGGCAACGAATCGCACACGTGGGGGTACACGGGGCACGCCCCGGCTCTCATCGATGCGTGGAGGGCTACTTTCGCCAACATTGATATGATGGTCATCGACGAATTGGAGACCTTATTCATGGGAATCTACTCCAGCAACGACGGCTTCACCGGGAGGAGGCACCACGGCTATGGCCTCTGGTACTGAAGTTCAGACGAACATCACGGACGCGCCGTGGAAGGCTGAGGACGTCATCCGTACGGATGACTATCTCCTCATCCCGAGCGACTACAGGCTAACAAACACAGTCCCCTTCACATACAGGGACGGGTACACGTACCTCCAGATCTTGGAGGAACTCCGCAAATGGGTTAACGGGGGCTTGAAGGACAATCTGTCAAACAACCTCCAGAACTTGGCGGCCGACTACAACACTCGTATTGCCAGACTCATCGGCGACGTGCACGCGGAACTTGAACAGTATCATGTACTGCCCCGTCAGTTGCGCGACCAACTCGTCGAAATGGTGTCGAAGTACGACGACGAATTTCGCCTCTTCCAGGAGTCGCTGACCGCATGGGTCAAGCGCAGGCTGGAGACTGACGGCGTCATCGTCTTCAACCCGCTGTCCGGCGAGACGTGCGATCTCAACGACTTCATCAAGGACCTGTGCAACCAGGCGTTCGTCAACGGGTTGAGGGCCGGCGACTACGCCCGCTACGGGTTCACCGTCGGGGAGATAGGGGAGTGGCCGTACACGGTCGGGGAGCTCCAGACGAACGGGAAGTACATCCTCGCACTCCTCGACGGCCAGCGCGTCTATTCCCCGTGGACGGGGCAGCGCACCACGGTGCAGCGCGTCCTGTCCGACCTGTACGAGGCGTCCAGAACCGGTGAGGGTGTCCTGGAGACCAGTGCAGACAACATGAAGAACATGCAGATTCACGATATTCAGAACAGGAAGATCCGCTGACATGAGTGCTACCAACAAGACCAAGAACTTCGGTCTGCCCGTCTACGTCGCCAACGACCGCTACGACGTGCTGGCCGACGGCAATGCGGCCATGCAGAAGATTGACGAGGAGCTGGGCAGCGCCATCAGCGTGTCCAAGGCGGCCTCCCGTGATGCGACCAGCGCACTCCAGGCCGCCAACGACGCCCTCGAGGACTCCAAGACGGCGAAGACTCAGACCAGTGCCGCCCTGAATGAAGCGTCCATGGCCAAGGGCGAGTCGGCCCGTGCACTCGACAAGGCCTCCAAGGCGCTGACTAGTTCTGAGCAGGCCGGCTCCACCGCACGCGAGGCCGGCCTCGTGGCCACCAACGCGCAGGACAAGGCCACCGCGGCTCAGGCAGCCTCGCATGCCGCCTCCACGCGCGCCGACGAGGCTGCCAAGTCCTCCTCCAGCGCTCTTCAGACCGTCTCGTCTCTCAGCGACAGCATCAACAAGGCCACCGCGGCCGGCGACGCGGCGAAAACGGTGCGGACCCGCTACAAGGAGATTCCGTGGGCCGTCGGTGACACGACCATCACGCTCACCCAGGACCAGGAGCGTCCCCTGTTCGGCGGGAACATCGACCTCACCGCCAACGACGTGATCACCGTGGTGGCTCAGCTCCGTCACGACGCCCGCGCCATCCATGACCTCCAGTGGGGCATCCGGGTCACCGGTCCTGACGGCGGTATCCAGAAGAACTGGCAGGCCCCCACCGGCGGCGGTTGGGAGGGCGCCTACATCTGGTCACAGGTCACCGGTCTGTTCCAGGCGAACATCGCGGGCACCTACACCGTCGAGGTGATCGGGCTCGGTCCGGCCGACAAGAAGACTCTCATGAAGCGGGATTCCTGCAACATCAAGATTCACTGAGCAGGGCGTGCACTGTGGAGGGGGGGGGGGGGGGCGCGTCCTGCGCGCCCGCTCCCTCCGCCGTCCGCGA